TCATGCCGCTGCTTTCATCTCGCCGGCCATCAACTCGCGTGCGACGCCGGCGAGGCCTTCAATCCGAAGCCTGACGTTGAGGCCATCCGTCCCGATCTCGACCCGCTCGACCAGCAGTGCCACGATGCGCGCCTGCTCGGCGGGGAACAGCTCGTCCCACAGTGGGTCCAGTCTCTGCAGGGCTTCCCGTGCATCGGCCTCGGCGATGTCGCCGTTGTGCGTCCGTGCTGCCTTCCATGTGCCCGCCACGATCTCGGGCTGGCGGAACACGGCGCGGAGCTGGTCGATAACGGCAGCCTCGATCTCACCCGCAGGCACGCGACCGACCGGACAGGACCCAGCGCCGTGCTTCAGCACGGTCTGGCTGACGTAGTACCGGTAGAGCTTGCCGCCCTTGCGAGTATGCGTCGGCGAGAAGGCGGCGTCATCGGGGCCATAAAGTAGGCCCTTGAGAAGTGCCGGTGTCTCGGCTCGCGTGCGGGCGGCGCGCTTGCGTGGGCTCTCCTTGAGGATGGCGTGGACCCTATCCCATATCTCCCGATCGATGATCGCGTCGTGCTCGCCGGGATAGCTGTCGCCTTTGTGCACCGCCTCGCCGATGTAGGCGCGGTTGTTGAGCACCCGATAGAGGTACTTCTTGTCGATGCGGTTGCCCTTGGGCGTGCGGAGGCCACGCTTTGCCACCTCGCGCGCCAGCTCCGTCGCCGAGCCGATCTCGAGGAAGCGGGCGAACATCCAGCGGACCTGTGGGGCACGCTCTTCGTCCACCACGAGCTTGCGGTCCTCGACCCGGTAGCCATAGGGCGGCACGCCGCCCATCCACATCCCTTTCATGCGGCTGGCGCGGACCTTGTCGCGGATGCGCTCGGCCGTCACCTCGCGCTCGAACTGGGCGAACGAAAGCAGGATGTTGAGCGTCAGCCGCCCCATGGAGGTGGTGGTGTTGAATGACTGGGTGACCGACACGAACGTGACGCCGTTGCGGTCGAATACGTCGACCAGCCTGGCGAAATCCATCAGCGAGCGCGACAGGCGGTCGATCTTGTAGACGACGACCACGTCGATCAGGCCGCCCTCGATATCGGCCAGCAGCCGCTGCAGAGCGGGTCGGTCCAGCGTGCCGCCCGAGATGCCGCCATCGTCGTAGTGATCGCGCACCAGCACCCAGCCCTCGGAGCGCTGGCTGGCGATGTAGGCTTCGCAGGCCTCACGCTGGGCATCGAGGCTGTTGAACTCCTGCTCCAGGCCTTCCTCGGACGATTTGCGGGTGTAGACGGCGCAGCGCAGTTTGCGGACGATCGGTTTCCTCATGCCCGGCTCCGGTGGTTTTTCAATCCGAAGAACACCCAACCGTTCCAGCGCGTGCCGGTGATGGCGCGGGCGATGGCCGAGAGCGACCGGTAGGGCCGCCCCTGCCATTCGAAGCCGTCTGCGGTGACCGTCACGACGTGCTCGATGCCTTGCCACTCGCGGATGAGCCGCGTGCCGGCGATGGGCATCAAGTCTGTGCGGATGCTGCGTTTCTTCTTATCGCCGCCATCGAGTTCCTCGCCGAGCCGCTCCAGCCGCCGGATCATCTCAGGTCTTAGCCCGCCGTAGGCGAGCTCCTGGATCCGGTACGCCAGACGGCTTTCCAGATAGCGGCGGTTAAACGGCGGCGGCTCGCTTTCGAACAGGGCGCGCCACTGCTGCTTCAGCGCGGGCGTCGGGGTGGTCTTCAGCGCGGCGAGCCGCGCCGGGATCGGATCGTTCATCGTCATGCGCTCCTCCGCTCGTTTGCGGTTGCATGACGGCATCGGTCGGCCGGGAAGTGTAGGCAACTTTCTCCACGTCCACTGACGTCTTCACGGTGCTCGCGCTGCCGCAACCGGACGAGAGCAAGCGCCAGCAGCCCGCACAGCTCGGCACGGCGCTCGGCGGCGGACATCAGGGTGGGTGAGAGCGGGTTGGGGCGTTTCATCAAGGGCGGGTCCTTCAGGTCTCGCCCTTCTCCTACTCACGCCAATCGCAAACCGTCCCACCGGCACCGAAGCAGCGGAAATTTCACGCAACCGGGCTCGACTCCGGGGCACTTGAATGATTAGAACATAATGAGAACAACGTTAGCTTCAGGCAACTTGGGTTAACGGAGTATTCTCAAGCTGATTCCGACGAATGCCGAATCCGCGGTCTTGAGCGGTTGCTTTCTCCACCAGCGGCTCGATTAACAAGGAACTCTCGTGGCGAAAAGAATCAGAAACTTCGTTGATCGCGCCTTCTCCAGGACTGTCGATCTCGAGCTGCTGCATCGGCTCCTGGCTCCCCATCTGGACAAGATTGGTTTCGACTGGGCTCAGTTGCCAGAGGACGAGCCCAAGCGCCGGGAGGCGATCTTCAATCTCTTTGCAAGCGCAGATGCACGCTTTCCGCCCAGGCTTCAGTTCGCGCTCTTCAACATCGCAACGCTTTCAACGGAATCGGGTGCACGGATCATTCAGGAAATCGCAGCCGAATCCGACGTCGACATTTTAGACAAGATGGTGAGCGGTAACCGAGCGGACGATCATCGGTTTACGCCACGCTTCATTGCGCTCGTCACCTGGCTCGACCATCGGGTAATCTTCGACAGCGCTCTGAGCGCAGCGGCCTTTTTCTTCCACACAACGAAGCTGGAGCGCGATGCTGATCGCGACGGTATAGAACCCCGCCACCATGATGCAGGCGTTCGAGAAAATTTTGCGGACGCCGTGCGTCTCCACTTCGTTGGCCGGTATAACGGCCAGTACTGTGATGTGCGCTGGTTCGACGAGGACGACCTTCTGAGGGTTCTGATCCTGCACGGAGCAAAGGCGGAAACGAAAAACATCGACCATCAGGGGGTCGAGGACACGTTGAAATTTCGCGAGATCGTGCAATCGACCATTGAGTTTGACCGGCGGCGTGCCTCGATTTCCGTGGGCTCCAAGTCCGCCCCCGACGCGAAGAAGCTCGCGAAGCTTTTCGGCGAGCACGTACTTGGCGATAAGGACATTTTCGAAGCTTCGGCGAAGGACGAACTCTACACGCTCCAACCTTTGCAGAAAGGCGGTGAGGCCTTCCGGTTCGAGTTCGATCCCGGTGGTGACATTACACATGTCACCCTGCGCGAAGTGCGCATCGATGAGGCAGAGCTCATGGCGACTGGCCGGTTGCGACGTTCCCCTTGGCTTTTGACCTTGCGGGATTCCGAAAACGCTCTTCGTCGTTTGCGCGAGATCGCGCCTGAAATCGATATTTCGGACGTACGGATCGTTCACGCCAAGATCGACGTGACCATTGCGGTGGATGACAACGAGATCGTTATCCCGGTGACCATCAGGCCGCCACGCACCATCAGCATGCGCGACCACGCGCACGAACGTCTCATCCTTGACATGTTGGAAGACAATGGGATTCGCAAAACCCGCCCAACTGATCAGATTGCTGCTGCGGCGGAGTGATCAGCATCCCATTCGAGCCGTCGGCGCCGAGGACCTGCAGATCTTCGACCCGCGCTTCATCCAACGTCTGAAGAGCGTCGGCGTCCTTACTGAACGCGGAGAGCTGCGCGACGATGGCGATACCATTCTCCATGTCGTCGGCAATGCCCTGATCGCAGTCGAGCCCGAAACCGGCGATTGCCAGCGCTTCCAGGGTACGGCGGACATCGCGCTGTGGGACATTGATCTCGCCGCGATCTGCCGGGAAATCCGTGCCCAGACCGGTCTGACCGGACCTGGCCCGACCAAACTCTCGCCGCGCATTTGGCGCCTGGGCAGGCATGCGCGGGGTGAGCGGAGTGCAGAGGTCTGCCTGGTGCGCCGGATGCGACCCGACACGGCGCAGGAAATCATCGACCATGTTCGAGGCGCCATCCACTCTGAAGCGTTTGTTGCCATAATCGCGCTGTCGCGTTGCGACCTTCCCGCTCCGGTCACACGCCAGCTCGACGCAATGCGCATCACCACCACACCGATCGGGGATCATCTCGGAGATGATGCCGCGGCACCGTTCGCGCTGGACTTGAGCAGGCTACGCCTGCCGTCCGCCTCTGTCGCAAGCGGAGCCCAGCTCACCATCGACCGTGTCGGACGCCGCGCACTCTTTGAAGGCCTCGAATTGTCGATCCAGCCGCGGGACTTCGGGGCATTTGTTTTGCTCGCCGAAGAGGCTGCCAGTGTGGGCGGCTGGATCCACAAAGATGCGATCGCGGCCTCCGTGCGGGCGGCTACCGGACGAGATGGCAATGAAGAGCAGGCCGACAAGTCGATCAACCGCTTACGCGACAGTTTCCGAAAGGATCAACGCCTGAAAAGTGTTCCGCGTGACGGCTTCATCGAGACGAAGGCGAAGGTCGGCTATCGACTGACGATGCCGCCATCCGCGATCGGCTTTATGGCATAGGCTCGGCGTCGGGAGGTTTTCGGGAGGGTTCCGAGAGATAAAAAACTTCGGCGTGTTGCACGGTCGGGTCGTCACATTAAACGACCAAGGAGCGAGCAACAATGCATCCGCCGCTGTCCCGCGCCGACCTTGCCACCCTGATCAATGAGGCCAATGCCGCCGCGCGGCGCCTACACCGCAAGCTGGCGCTGCCCACCGCCGATCTTGATGACCTCCGGCAGGATCTGCTCGTCGACCTGATCTGCCGCCTACCGGGGTTAAATGCGCGTCGCGGCAGCCTTGGCGCCTTCGCCAACATCGTCCTGCGCAATCAGGCCTCCCGGATCGCCTGCCGGCACCACCACCAGCGCCGGGCGCAGAACGGGACGCTGCTCTCGATCAACGTGCCGCTGTCGGGCAGTCGAGAGCCGATCGGCCAAACGCTGACCGAGGCAGACGGGCTGGCCTCCTGGTACGGGCAGGAGCGCACGACTGAGGACGACCTTGAGGCCGGGCTGGCGCTCAGCCGCGCGCTGGCGCGGCTGCCGGAAGCCGATCGCCGGCTCTGCGCCGCCCTCGCCCATCGCTCCGTCGCGGCAATCGCAGCTCATGGATTCGGCAGCCGCTCCGCCCTCTACCGCCGCATCGCCGACCTCCGCCGCGTCCTCACCGCCTACGGCCTTGGTCCGTCGTGGGACGAATTCGCGACGGCGTGAGTAGAGGCAGGGCGAGGAGATCATGTCCATGGCAATCACCCCCGTTATCTCGGCCCCAACCAGCCGGCCGCTCACCGAAATCGCGTTCTGCGCCTGGGTGGCGCAGGCCGTGTCCGGCGACCGCCTCGAGTATTACCGCGGCTTTCTGGCCGTCGATGTCTGGCCGCTCTTCACCCGCCTGTCCGATCCGGAGCGGGACGAACTCACAAAGCTTGCCGCCCGGGCGCTCTGGGCCGCCGAGCAGGGGCTCGTTCATCTCGTTCAGGAGCGCCTTGGCCGAGCCCATTTCGCCTATCTCGCCATCGCTCGCCCCAAACCGAACACCGCCGACTTTTCGCTGTCGAGCCTGCTGCTCGCCGCCGCCTGACACTGGAGACAAGCTATGCCCTACCCGGACAATACTCCGAGCATTGACGACCTGGCGAACCTGCCTGCGGGCGAAATCGCCGAACTTCCGGTCGAGCTGCTTGCCACCTTGCAGCGCGAGATCGAAGGGGCCGCGAAGCGGCTGAAAGCTGTCACTGCCCGGTTCAATAACGCGCTCGAGGTGCGCTATGCCACCCGCGCCGCCGAGGCGCGCCGGGCCTGCAATAAAGACACCGGCACGGCGCGCTTCGACGACGGCGAGTTCACGATCGTCGCCGATCTGCCCAAGCGCGTGGAATGGGATCAGCAAAAGCTCGCGTTCCTCATCGAGCGCATCCGCGCCGCGGGTGATGATCCGGCCGAATACGTCGAGATCAGCTTCAAGGTGCCCGAGCGCAAATACGCTGCTTGGCCGGAGGCAATCCGCCAGGGCTTCGCGCCTGCGCGCACCGTGAAGGCGGGCAGTCTCAAGATCCAGATCGGAACGCTGGGGGTGGAGCAATGACCGCTCTGTCGCCAGCCGCCGCTCAAGTGCAAGACCTTCCTAGTCTGATCGAACGCGCGGCCGTCATGCTCTCCGGCGCAAAGACGGCAGCCGAGGTGCTCGAAGCACGCGAAGTGGCCGGTTTCGCCTACGACGTCGCCAAACGCACAGCCCGGCTGCAGCGCGCCAAATCGGCCCACGACGAGCTTGTAGCTGCCGCCCATCGCGCCCAAGCCCATGCGCTCGAAATCGAAGCACGCGCCAAGAGGCGGCTAGCTGACGAATACGACGCGGCGCAGGCGCGTGGTGAGATTGCTCGCAATGGCGGTGACCGGACCAGACTTCCAGACGAGAATTCTGCAACCGTGTCCGATCTCGGCCTCACCCACAAGGACATCCACGATGCCCGCCTGATCCGCAATGCGGAAGCGGCGGATCCAGGCATCGTCCGTCGCACCCTCAACGAACAGCTGGCGCGGGGCGAGGAGCCGACGCGCGCTGCCTTGCGCCGCGCCGCCGAGGCCAGGCTGGAACGGTCGCTCGACCGGCTGCGGCGCACGCAAGACAGCATCCGCCGCCTTGGGGCGAACAAGGCGCCGTCGCTGACGCCAGAGCAACGCGCCCGCCAGATCGCCGTCTTCGGCACGCCGGAAGATCGGGCAATCCATGCACGGATCATAGAGATCACTGAGCTGATCTCCGAGCAACCCGTACCGGCGGAAGCGGTGCGCCGCATTCCACCCGCATCTCGTCATGCCGTCGACACTGCACCGATCCGGCGCGCCGCGGCCTGGCTCACCGACTTCAGCACTCTCTACGAACAGGAGGCCCGTAATGGGACAGATGCGTCTCAATGAGGTTGTCGCCGAGATCGTCGGCGATGTGATCGCCGGCAGAGCGATCAACAAGCGGCAGGCCGCGGTCGAGCGCTGGGAGGATATCGACGCCGACGGCCAGTATTGCGCCGGTATCGATGGCGTGGTTGCGCGCATCGACATGCGCGCACGTTCGATGCGGGTGAAGGCGGAAAAGACCGCCGGTTCGGCACAGGCTGAACTGCCGTTCGCGCTGCCCGCCGCCGTGGCAATGGATCTCGAAGGCACGACACTCATCGCCACGCGGACGCTGTCGCGGGCCGAGTTCAAGCGCGCGATCGAAATCCGCAGCCAGCAGATCGCTCATGACCGGCGTGCCCTGCGTGAATGGCAGCAGGCGCTGAACCAGGCGGATCGGTACTGGGCCGACCATCCCGACTGGAGCTTCGGGCAGTGTCTCGACGCCATCCTCACCGCCCCCGGAAACCAAGCCGCAGCGCTGGAGGTGGCGGCATGAGCCTCCGGATCATTTCGGCCGAGGCGCGGCTGCGCGAGGCGCAGGGCAAGACCACCATGGCGCTGTTCGGCCCCAGTGGTGCGGGCAAGACCTCTCTGCTGAAATCGCTGCCGCCCGAAGACACCCTCTGCCTCGATCTCGAGGCGGGCCTCAAGTCGGTCCAGGACTGGCAGGGCGACAGCCTGCCGATCCGCAACTTCGCCGACGCCGTCGACATCGCCTGCCTGATCGGCGGAGCGAACCCGGCAGCCGAGCCTGAGGAACACTTTTCAAAGGAGCACCACGCGTATTTGCGTGCCCAGCACTCCGAGCTCGCTGGACGGCTTGATGGCAAGCGCATCATCTTCGTCGACAGCATCACGGATCTGACGCGGCAGGCGATGGCCTGGGCGAAGGCCCGGCCGGAGGCGATTTCCGAGCGCACCGGCAAACCCGACACCCGCGGTGCCTACGGACTGCTCGCCCGCGAAGTCATCGGGCTCCTGAAGCACCTGCAGCACGCCCCCGGCCGCACCGTGATCTTCGTCGGCATTCTTGAGCGGATCACGGACGACATGAACCGGACCATCTGGCAGCCGCAGATGGAGGGTGGCAAGGCCGCCCGGGAGTTGCCTGGCATCGTCGACCAGGTGCTGACGCTGAGCCTCTTCACACCAAAGGACGGCCCCGACGGCAAGGCCGGATGGCAGCACGATCCGGACAAGGGCGAGGTCCGCCGCCTCGTCTGCACGTCGGGCAACCCATGGGGTTTGCCGGCCAAGGACCGCTCCGGCCGCCTCGACCCGACCGAGCCGCCCGATCTGGGCCGGCTGCTCACCAAGATCAATCAACCCAGGAAAGGATAAAGACATGCCCTTCGACATGAACGACGTGGAGCCGCAGGCCTCCGGCGACCTGATCCCCGATGGCACTTTTGCCAAGGTGGTGATGACCATCCGCAAGGGTGGCACGGACGGGATGAGCGAGGTGGATCGCGGCCTGCTCAAGCGCTCAAACCAGCCCGGCAGCGATGTGCTGCTGCTCGATGCCGAATTCACCATCGCCGAGGGCCCGTATGCCCGGCGCAAGTTCTGGCAGAACTTCACCGTCCAGGGCGGCAAGGTCGACGAACAGGGCCAGTCGATCGGCTGGAAGATTTCCAAGTCGATCTTCCGGGCCATGATCGACAGCGCGCTGGGGCTCAACCCCAGCGACATGAGCGAGGCAGCGAAGGCCAGGCGCGTCCTGCGTGGGCTCGCCGATCTCGACGGCATCAGTTTCGTTGCCAAGATCCAGATCGAGCCGAGCCGTAACCCCGCCTATAAGGACGCCAACAAACTCGAACACGTCGTCCTGCCGACGGCACCCGAATGGCAGAAGGTGATGGCCGGCGAGATGGTGGTCGCGCAGCCCGCGCACAAGTCACGCCCAGCCGCTGCGCCGGCACAGCCCACGACCCCGGCCTGGGGTCAGGGAGAGGCATCGTCTGCGGTACCCGCAGCGCCCGCCTGGGCGGCATCGCCCGCCCAGCCGGTGGCGGCCGAGCCGGCACCCACGCCCGCAGCGGGCCCGGCATGGCTGAACCCGTGACGGCGGACGAATGGCAGGCCCACGTCATGACGGAAGCGGCGCTGGCGATCGGGCGCTGGCTCGAGGCACGCGGGCGGCTCGAGCGTCCGATCAACAGCCTGACCCGGAACGATCTGGAGTGCATGGCAGAAAATGCGATCAGCCGCTTCATCGTGCTGGCCTCCAGGCGTCGGACCAGCATCCCGAACAGCGAGGAGCGCGACGCGCTCCACCGGTTGCTGATCGGCGAGCCCCATGCGCGCTCTGCGGCCGGGAAGCCCGCGGCTTCGGCTACTGCCACTTCCGGCTCCCGGATCACTATCCCCACTACCGCTTCTGCTCGATGGCCTGCCTGACGGCCGGCTCGGACAACGCCAGGAGACATAAGGGCATGATCAACAAGACCGACATGGAGACCCGGGCGATCCGTGAGGCGCGCCGTCAGTTGGCCGAGGTTCTGACGGAGCTCGGCCTGATGGCGCCCTTCTTCGACCGCCCGGCCGAAGACATCGACCGTGTGATCGAGGCCTGCATCGACGGCTTTCAGGCCGCGATGCAGCGCCAGTCCGACAACGGCGACATTCCCTTTTGAGGCCGCTTGCATGCTGATCGACTTCAACCGCGGATCGGGCTTCGTCTACGGGCGCGCTGCCGCTGACACCGAACCCCTCGGCGCCCGGATCAACGCCAGGGTGGACGCCGCACTCGTGGCCGAGCGCGCCAGGCAGCGCCCGCGCGACTATCTCGGCGCAAGCCGCATCGGCGAGCCCTGCGCGCGCCGGCTGGTCTACGAAGTCACGCACACGCCGCCCGATCCCGGCAAAGAGTTCCAGGGCCGCAGTCTGCGCATTTTCGCGGCGGGGCATGTTTTCGAGGATCTCGCCATCCGCTGGTTGCGTCAGGCGGGCTTTGACCTGCGGACGGAGTCCCGAACGGGCGGTCTGATCGGTTTTGCGACGGCCAGCGGGCGCATCCGGGGCCACGTTGACGGCATCATCGTCGCTGGTCCGGAGATTGGCCTCCGCTGGCCGGTGCTTTGGGAGCACAAGGCGCTGAAGGCCTCGTCCTGGTCGGACACGGCAAAGAAGGGCGTGCAGGTCTCAAAGCCCGTCTATTGGGGCCAGATGCAGATCTACATGGCCTACCTCGGCCTTGGCTCCGCGCTCTTCACCGCGCTCAACAAGGACACCTGCGAGCTCTACCACGAACGCGTCCCCTTCGATCCGCCGGCCGCCCAGGCGCTGTCGGACAAGGCGGTCGACGTGCTGCGCGCTGCCGATGCGGGCGAGCTGCTGCCGCGCATCGCGACACACGCGGACTTCTACCTCTGCCGGTTCTGCCCCTTCGCCGCCCGCTGCTGGGAGGACCGCCCGTGACGATTACCCTTTCGGATGCGCAGGCCAGGGCCATCGCGGCCATCGGCGACTGGTATCAAAACCGCCGCGGCGACCAGCCGATCTTCCGGCTCTTTGGCTATGCCGGGACCGGCAAGACCACGATCACGGCAAAAGCAATCGAAGCGCTGGGGCTCGAGCCGATTGGCCTGACCCCATAG